AACCTTCTACGAGAGAGAACACGCGAAATTATCCAAACAATACGAGAGATTAGAGAATCGTCGGATAGCGTGGGAAGAGGATCAGGCGAGGCCGGAACAGTTACCGAGCAATGAGGATTGGTCAATCTATCTCTATTTAGCGGGTCGAGGCGCTGGCAAAACTAGAACCGCCGCTGAGTGGTTAGCGTGGGAAGCAACAACGCAGGCTAATACTAGGTGGGCAATTGTTGCGCCTACCTTTAGCGATGTGCGAGATGTATGCGCAGAGGGTGAGTCCGGGATAATTAACATTCTTAGAGACTACGGCTCGCTTTCTGAATACAACCGCTCGCAGGGTTCGATTACTCTAATTAACGGCTCAAAGATAAAACTCTTCTCAGCGGATGAACCCGACCGACTGCGTGGGCCGCAGCATCACGGCGGTTGGTGCGATGAGTTAGCGGCATGGCGATACCCTGAAACATGGGATCAGTTGCAGTTTGGCATGAGATTAGGCAAGCACCCTAGAACCGTCATTACGACGACCCCGCGCCCGGTATCTCTTATTCGTAATCTAGTCGAAAGGACAGACGGCAGCGTAAAAGTTGTCCGAGGCTCTACCTTCGATAATGCTGCAAACTTAGCGCCGCAAGCTCTAATCGAATTACAAGCGCGATATGCAGGCACGAGAATGGGCAGGCAAGAACTATACGGAGAGATCCTTAACGAGTCGGACTCTGCTCTATGGACTAGGGCTATTATTGAAGAGGCACGAATTAAGCCAGAGGATGCACCGCCTTACTTTAGAGTCGTAGTCGCTATTGACCCTGCCGTTACGAGTGGAGAATCAAGCGACGAGACTGGGATCGTGGTCGCGGGGGCTACACCAGATGGGCACTATTATGTTTTGGAAGATGCCACGATGCGGGGAACGCCTGAACAATGGGCGCGTAAAGCAATCGAGATGTATCGGAAGCATAGATGCGATCGCATAATCGGTGAGGCTAATAATGGCGGGGACATGATCGAAAGCCTATTAAGGCAGGTTGATGCTTCCATCCCTTATCGTAAGGTTCATGCGTCTAGGGGTAAGCGAGTTAGGGCTGAGCCTATATCTGCGTTAAGTGAGCAGTTAAAACTTCACTTCGTAGGGTCAAACTTTGCACTGCTAGAAGATCAACTCGTGACATGGGAACCCGATAGTGATAAGTCTCCCGACCGCATGGACGCAATGGTTTGGGCAGTGTCGGATCTAATGGGTGGATCTACTGCCCTAAGATCGTTGGCCGCGCTTGCTGACTTCTGCCCGTCATGCCGCTTGCCGTTAGTAAAGGGAACGCGCCTATGTCCGAGATGTAATCACGCTATCATTACACCAGCCTGATTTATAAGGGGCATAACTAAGGGGACAACATGGGTCTAATTGACCGTCTAGCAAAGGCAGTAGCGCAGCAAATCGAGAAGGCTCCTAGTAACTTACCCGCTGGATCGGTCGTAATGACTGAGCAGCAAATGAGAGATGCTAACGCGCAAAGCACTTATGGCGCACAGACACCCCTAGCGCGTAACCCGCAACTGGCAGGGATACCGTTCGGCCCCGGCACTCCTATGCTCCCCGGTGCAATCAATCCGCTAAGAGATGACGGCAGAGCAAACCCGCGCCGTTATGAATATCAGGTAGCGCAAAACATAAACATTGGCACAGAGCAGAAACTCGTGCCGTTCAAGACTTTACGAGGCGCGGCTGAGCAGATAGACATTGTGCGCCGTTGCATCGAAGTATTAAAGGCAAAGATTTCAGGGCTAGAGTGGGACATAGTTATTGCTGAGGATGCCTCGGAGAAGATTATCTCTGAGATCGGCGGGGATCATACTCGCGCTATGTCTCAGGCTCGCGTTAAGTTTTCAGACGAGATTTATCGCCTTCGCACATTCTGGGAGAACCCTGACCGCTCAAATGGGTTGACATTTATCGACTGGATGATGATGTCACTTGAGGAAATCCTTGTCCTAGATGCGTGGGCAATCTGGCCGCAAAAGACTGTAGGCGGGGATCTCTACGGGTTTCAGATACTAGACGGCTCTACGATTAAACCGTTGCTAGATGATCGCGGTATGCGCCCTATGGCTCCGCAGGCTGCATACCAACAGATCCTTTACGGGTTCCCTAGAGCAGAGTTTCAAGCTAACTCAGACGATCAAAGCGCAGACGGTGAGTTTACCTCGGATGATCTTTCTTACTTTATCCGCAACCGTAGGGCCAACTCTGTCTATGGATCTTCGCCAGTCGAGAGATGCTTACCGTTAGCGGATCTATACCTACGCCGTCAGCAATGGTTACGGGCTGAGTACACCGACGGGGTAACGCCTGAGATGATGCTAACTTCGGATGCAGATTTTGGTAATGATCCGCTCGTTATGAAGCAGTATGAAAATATCATTAACGACAACCTTGCTGGACAGACAGAGCAACGCAAACGCGCACTTATCTTGCCCGCTGGATTAAAGCCACAGTTCTATGAAGGCTATGGAGAGAAGTTTAAGCCTGCCCTAGATGATTACTTAATCACTTCGATAACTGGACACTTTGGCGTACTACCTACTGAGATCGGATTCTCTGCAAAGGGTGGAATTGGAGCGTCAGGCCACCAAGAGGGCGAAGCCGTAGCAGGTCAAGCGATTGGCGTGGCGCCGCTTGTCCAATGGATCGGCAAGATGCTTACAAATATCTCTTACACATACCTTGGTATGCCTCGCGAACTCGAACTACGGTTTATGATCTCAGAGGTTCACGACAACGAAGCCGCTGCAAAGAAATCCGACCTAGAGTTGCGCGGCGGTACTAAGACAATGAACGAACGCCGCTCAGAGTTAGGCTTGCCGCTATTAGATACACCTGCCGCAGATCAACCTATCTTGGTTGCAGGTAATGGAGTCTTTCTCTTTACCCCTGAAGGCATTGTGAACGCTGCCGCACCGGGCGCTGGACTAGCCTCACAAGATGCTGCGGTAGATCCAATTGCAGATACTTCACAGCCTGCGCAGCCTGAGAATGTACCGACTGAGCCTGTTCAGAATGTAGAGATGCCAGATTACGAAAAGGCTGGCGTACCGTCTAAGTCAGAGGTCAAAGATGCGCTCTCTCGCTTGGCTATCTTGCCGAACGAAGCCGCCGAACACCCTGTATCGGATGACCCTGACAAGTTAGCGAATTCGGTCGAGAGTCCGTGGCCTATCGCTGAGACAGTAGGCGGTAACTACATAGTGGATCCGGATGTATGGACTAAAGCTAAACTCACGCTAATCAATATCAAAGAACTTTACGGCACTAACTACGGGCTCAACCGAGAGAATGTCGCAAAGCATATTGAGTCAATGGGGCAAGCCTTAACCGAGTACCGAGGCTATCCGCTTGTCTATAACGATGGCGAGAAGAACATAATCATTGACGGGCATCATCGTCTCTTCGCTATGTGGCTGCTAGGGATGGATCAAGCCCCGGTATGGCTTGGCACCCCCGATATGGCTAAGCAAGCGAGCGCAGAGGTTAAGGCGTTCCTCAAGTGGGCAAAAAAGGGTGGGGCTAATCGCCGAGACTTTGAGTTTAAGGCTCTCGATTCGATCGTTGCAGAGGCTCTAAATCGCTGCGCCTTTGATGGGGATATGGAGACTGCTCGCTCACTTGCTAAGGCATACCTTACCTAATGCTAGGCGTGCATCAAGTTGAGGGGCGTATCGCTGAGAAGGCTGCCGTTAAGTTTCGCGCTGCCTTAAAAAATAGCGTAGATGCAAAGCAGGTAGTCATAGATTACTTGCACACGCACCCGACAGTAAGTGAGTTTATCTCTCAGGATAGGACAAGGGCTAGGGCGTGGGCTATGCACAATGTAACCCTAGATCACGAAGCCCTAGAGTCTGCTCTAAAACAGCACTACGGCGATATGTATGTAACGGGAGTTGCCTCGGCTTATGATGCTTACGGCAAGGCGTTGCGCTCGCAGAAGGCTGAGAAGAAACCTGTGCATGGATGGGATTCTGTCTCGTGGGCAACTGCGGTATTAGAGAACGCCGTGAATTGGGAGACATGGGCACCGGGGAACTTCGCAGCTGAGGCTTTAGCGCGACCACCCGGGGGATTAGAGAAGCTATTAGGTAACGTTAAAATTATGTCGCTTGATATGAAAAAATCAAGTTACGACTTATTGGGATCTAGGCTCGCAGATGGCTTTGCGATAGGTGCAAGCCCAACAAAACTCGCGTCAATGATTGAGGATCAACTCTCTAGCCCTGAGCGTTCTCTTATGGTGGCGCTAACTGAGGGATCACGCGCCGCTAATGCCGCTGCAAATGATTCGTACGCCGCACTAGGAGTTGAGCAAATTGGGTGGATAGCCGTAGATCCATGCGAGGATTGCGATATAGATGGTGAGGTCATAGATGTTGGCGATGAGTTTAGCAATGGGGTATCTGCCGAGGATCTTCCTGTGCACCCTAACTGTCGGTGCAGCACTACACCGATACCGCCTGAGCCGTCTTCACAACCGGACGAGGCGAACGCTGAAGAGCAAGCAACAGAATGAATTACCCATTACAATTAAACGATAAAACGAGAGAAGGAAAATAATGGCCCTTATTCATACAAACATAACAGTGGGGACTACTCCAACTGCACTCGTAACTTTACCGAATGGCGTTGGTTATGTTGCTGTCTCGATTCAAAATCGTGATACAGCCGCTATTTATGTGGGTGACCAAAACACAACTGTTGCTTCGGGTGCTAACGGTGGGCATGTAATCGCCGCCGTTACGGGAACTTATCAGGTATGGATGCACGGCAACGAAACTATTTATGCAGTGTCAGCCGCCGGGACAACAACGGGTGCCGTCTCGGTT